TACCGCATTACCCTTCGCATCGAAATATGCCGTGCCGTTGTAGGTGCAGCCGTCACCGCTGCGATATTGTCCGCGTAGTGCCCATTCGCAGAGCGAGGTGATCTGCCGGGTTGGTATGACCAGGTTCTGCAGGTCTGCCGGGCTACTGAGCGACCAGGACACCATCTCGTCATCTTCAGAGGTTTTGGTATCCAGCCAGAAGGTCTGTAGGGAGAACATCGTCGGATCTGCTGTCGGATTAACACTGCCGGGGAAGTTCACCGCATCGAGGTAAACCGCGTAGGTGTCGATGATGCTTACCTTCGCATTCACCATGTCTTTAAACTGGAGACAAAGCGCGGTGATGTGGCCGTCGAGGTTAGACACGCTGAGCTTTGGCTCGGCGGCCTGGTCCGTAGTGAAAGCGGTGGATCCCGCCGCTGAACTCTGAGGCATCCACTTCGACCAGGCGGACCCTGCCACCTGGTGCCAGCTTCGACGCCTGATCAACAAGTGCCATTATGCGTACACCCCATATGCCCGTTTGATGGTGAAGGTCAACTCAGAGAATTTGCTGTTCAGTTGGTTTTTACGCACCGAGTTAGCGACAGTCCGGTAAAGCCCCTTCTCTTCGCCTGGCGGCGTGATGATGAAAGCCTTTACGGTATGAGCCAGCAGGAAGTCGCGGATAGCTTTTACCTCGGCATCGGTACCAGTGTGCTTCATCGGCACCTGAATGGCCGTGGAGTTGATGCCGTTCTCGGCCACCTGCTCATAACCATCGCCGAACTGCGCTGCACGCACCGTCTGGTCATATTCAATAGGCCCGGCACCGAGTTGCGAGCGCCAGCTATAGGTTTCAACTGCCATATTTGCTCCATAAAAAAAGCCACCCGAAGGTGGCTACTGTCTGAATATCAGGATGTTACAAATCAAAATACCTGGTTATGTTGTGGATTCAGCCCGCCAGTGGTGGGCGCTGGCGCATTAATTGCCGACGGTGCGGCTGATGGCCTCGGTATAACAGGAGTTTATGATGAGCTTTAACAAAGAAGACCAGCAGGATGAAGCCTTAGCGTTTTTATTAGCCGTTGCCACTGTCGAATCAGGTGATGCCGGAGCTTTTCGCAAGCGCGTTACTGAGTATATGACGAAGGCCTACGGTGGAGATACATCAAAACTGACGATGCAAGAGCAAGGTCGTGCCGAGGCGGTATCCAAATTGTATGCCAGGGCTGATAACATCTACCATCGCATCAAATAATGCTTTGCCCCGGTTAAGCCGGGGTTTTCAATCCGGCAATTGCCTTACTGGCATATTCTTTGGCGCGTGCTTCGACTTCGGCAAAAGAGCTGCCTGGATTGAAATCCTCCTGATAGATAAACACCAGTTCATGAGGCGCATTGATTTGCTCCAGCTTGCAAACTGTAATTTTGGTTTTGACAGTCTTTATCATTTTAATTTCTAAATCTGGATCGAAGCTTACAGATTCAAATCGCGAACCCATTTCAGGGAATCCTACAGTCATTTCCATAACGTTCTCCTGCCTCTCGGCTATAGATGTAAAAAAACCCCGCGTTAGCGAGGCTCGATTCAGTTTGGTAGTCGATGGGGATTGGTGGTTAATAATTTGCCATCATGAACTGTTTCTCTGCTGCATTCCATACATCGAGACTGACGGTTGAGCCAGAGTTGGAATTACTGATCCTTACCTCAGCTTTGGAGTCTTTAACACCTTTGAATTTGAATGATCCAACATCCACACCTTCATGGAAATAACTATCAGTACCGACAGAAAAGAATCTTTCATCATCAACAGTTACATCAACCTTTCCATCTTTTGAAATGAACACTTTTGCATAATGCCACTTACCAGTACCAAGCAGATCTCCGGAAAGAAACTCACAATTTAAAGACACATTTCCTTTGGTGCATTGTGATGTTTTTTCCTCAGTTCCATTCGCTATCATTTCTGAAATACTTGGCTTCGAATCGGTTGCGGAAGCATTGTTTTTCGCAGGTGGATTGTCGCAACCAGTTAGCCCGACAAAAGCTAAAACCAATAATGCCCTTTTCACTATCATCCCCTTGATTATCATGGTTTGCCCCATGATAACCAGGGGATAAAGTAAACACTACCGGCCTTTGGTGAAGTTGTAGATCATGCCGCCCGGCTTCAGGTGTTTTTGTACCATCTGCAGAGCAGCGTTTTGCATCTCCTCAGCAAGCGCACGGCCCATGGCGTCGCCGGAACTGGACGTATGAGCTGTTGCTGAACCACCAGCATCGACGTTCACAGTAGTATTGATGACTGGGGCCACTCCACCGCCGCCTTGTGCTCTAACACCTAACCGCCCCGCTGAATCACGTGTCAGGGGCATGATGGCTTCGGCTCCTGCTTCAGCGAATACCCCACCCTTGGCAAACTTAGAGGCACCCTGGAACGTGAAATACTGAGGCGAATCGTAGACACCATTTACGTACTTGCTGAGGCCCGGCGATTCATAGACTCCGCCTTTAGCATTCCTGACTGGGCCAACAAAATCAGGACTGCCAATCCCTCCCCCCTGAGGATTTGATGATCCGCTGATCCACCCCATAGCCGCCTGCACCGCATAAGCCACCATTAGGCGGTTTGTCACGTCCAGGATCATCTTGAGCATTGATTTACCGAACTCTTTGATGGAGGCTTTACCTGTCATCATGAGATCGGTAAGCATGTCAGATAACCCCGTTAGGGTTGAGCTGGCTACGTTCTTCACGGCGTCATAAGTATTGGTTGCTACATCCAGATACTCATTCCAGCCGCTTAATGCGCCGGCCTTCCAGTCACCGCGCAGCCTGTCTTCTTCGGCGTAGTAATTACGGAGTGCTTTCAGTTCCTTCTCATAACCAGCATCTTCGAGTTTACCGCCGCCATTTATCCAACCTTGGCGGAGTTGGGCTTCCTCACGCAACCGCTGCGCCTGCCTACCGCTTAACCCCGCGCTATCCCTAAGAGCGGCCGTTTTCTCTGTCATCTGGGTGACGTATTTCTGAGAGCTATCCTGCAAGCGGTTTAACCGCTCTTGGATGGCAATCTGATCACCCAGCCCGGCGTTAACTTCTGCCTGAGCCAGCACGCGGCCTTTAGTGGACAGAAGGGATTGCTCATCCTTAGATAACGCCCGAGTCTTGGATGCGTCCTCCAAAATGCTGAACTTTGAGATGAGTTCCCATTGCTGCTTGCGCTGCTGGCTGATCACATCGTTCAGGTCGCGATGATCTTGGAGTGTCTTCAGTTGAGCCTGTAATGAAAGGGTCTCAGCGTTGGTGCTATCGAGGCTGCGCGTGCCGGTATCAACTTTGGTAGTCGGGATGTTAGGGGTTTTGGCATCAGCGTAGCGCTTCTCGATGCCAGCCTTCACCATCTGATACTCAGCTTCAGAGTACCTCGACCTGTCTGCCGCGAGCTTTTTAAGTTCCGCAGCCCGTTTCATGGCGTTAGTTTCATACTGCTCGAGGTTCGCATTGCGACGCTGCGATGCCTCAAGCTCGCGCTGATTGTCCTCGGCAGCCTTGCCTTTGGCGGCGGAAATATCACTCTCCAAGGCAAGGGTTTTCTCTAAGGAACTGATTTGCGCCCTGGTTGAAGCAACCAGCGCCTCCTGATCCTTGCGACGCTGAGCGGAAGCGGCATCCTGGAAGTTGCTGCTTTGACGGCCAAACCCGTAATCGGGGCTTGCTGCAGCGCTGTTCTGCAGTGTGTTGAGCGTCTCCTGCTGCGCCTTAAGTCGCTCTCTCAGACCTTTGAGGGTATCCTCCGGGGTAACCTGCCGGCCAACATTAAGCATCTGATCCCAAGCAGACGCCGCACTATCCTTAATGGCTTTCCAAAGCCGCTCAATATCTCCCAGATTTTCTTTAATCTGGGTCGTGCGGCTCTTCATTGTGTTGGCATAGGTATCGATAGCCAGTTTCGCCGCCCCGGTCGCATCCCCCTGCTTTTGCAAAGCAACAATCTGATCGTAAATGGTCGCGTTCAGATAGTGATATTGCTCATTCAGGGCCAGAGAAGCTTTTACAGGGTCATCCGCGAGGCGTTTGAAATCAGCGATCGTTTTATCGATAGCCTGCCCGGTGGCGCTCTGCATAGCAACAGCTGAGGCCGCTACAGACTCGAGTACGTTACCTTTGAATGCACCTGTACCCAACGCGGCCGCAATGGCCTGCGCTGCCGCAGAAATTTTACCGGCGCTACCACCAATACGCTCAGCCATATTGGCAAGATCGGAAGAGGTTTTACCTGTGTAGTTCCCGGTCAGCAGTAGCTGGCGATTGAATTCACTCGCCTCCTGACTTCCCTGATACCACGCCGTTGCCAGCGCCCCCGCCCCTACAACAAGCGAACCTATCCCGACCGTCAATGGGTTAACGAAGCCAATCATGGTGCGTAGGTAATCGCCAACACCTGTCAGCGCTCCTTTGACCCCGCCAAACTGGTCTTTAATCTGCCCGCCCTGCTGGAGCAAGATCAGGAACGGTGACTGCCCACCAGCCAGCTGCGTAGCGATATCGGTGAACTGTGCCGGAAGCGTACGCATCGCTGCGCTGTACTGGCCCACAGAGATACCGGCGCGGCGTGCAGCGGCTTCCTGCCGGGATAGCGCCTCAGGCAGCACGTCAGCCACGCCAGAAAGCCGTTCACGCGTCTGGTTGAGGATGGTGTTGAAATGCTCGAACTGGGTGCCGTTAATGCGCCCCGCTTCGAAGTGTGCAACCAGCTGCGCATGCTGCTCATCCAGCGAGTTGAATGCGCGGATCGTCGGGTCGATTGAACCCAGCAGGTTCTTCAGCGCTGCGGACTGCTTCTCTGCTGCCTGGGTAGCGGCTAATTCAGCCTGAGCACGCGCTGCTGCCTCGCCGGTGTCGGCCAGCTTGAGGCGGGTGTCATCCAGGATTTTGTTGTAAGCCTGAAAGGTATCGGTATCCAGGAAACCTTTGGCCTGGAATTTCCGCAGTGATTCTTGCTGCTCATCCAGGCGGTTTAAGGCCTTGGTAACCGGGTCGATATTCTCCAGCAGCCCTTTTAGAGCGTTCTGCTGCTCCTTGAGACCTTCACTGCCTTGCTTCGCAGATTCAGCGCCAGCGCGGAACACGCTATTCAGATCATCTGCTTTATCTACGGCACCGGCCGCCGCCTGGCCGAGCTTATCCAGTTCATTACTGGCTGTTTTCAGGTCAGAAACATCGGCCCGCAAAGTAATCGAGGCGATCTGGTCTGTCATTATTTCGTCTCCTTATGCATTACCTTGAGAGCCTCGCTTTCCATAATCTGGAGGTCAGCCATGCAGGCCGCCGCATCCTCAACCCCGTGTAACTCGAACATCCAGGGGAGAACGTTGTAATCAAGGCCGGTCGCACCACTCGCGCCGACGCGCCACTGAGTCGCCAGCGCAGAGAAGATGGTGAAGGACTTCCATACCGACGGCAGGATCCCCACCTCTTCCTCCACGTCCTCAGGCGTCAAACCAAAAGCGCTCAGCTCCGCGAGCGTCGGTCCCGGCGTGTACAACGCTGCGGCGACCTGCCTCAGTTTTTTTCGCGGATGCCCATCAGCTCTTTGGTGTAGGCGAGACCAATGCTGTCGAATGCGCGCGGATAGTTCTGCAGGAGGACGATCACGTTATCGCGGGTGAACTCATCCGGCAGAGCCCAGCCTTCGACGATTTCCAGCAGGTAATCGGCCTGCGGCTCTACGGCTGCCTTTTTGCCTTCAGCTGCTTTTTGCAGCTTCTCATCCATTGCGCGGAGTTCCTCCAGCGTCTTATGGCGGAAGGTGAAGGTGAGTTTGCCGTCTTCAGCACCGGCGCGCGGAATGCTGGCAGTAACGGAAAAGGTTGGGTTCGGGATCAGGGAGAATTTGGTCATTTCGGTTCCTTAGAAAAAAGAAACCCGCCGGAGCGGGTCTTAGTTAATGCCTGGTAGATACATCTGGACTTCGTCGGCGACGCGATCCCGGGCTGCGTGCAGAAGCTGCTTACGCCCACCAACGCCCCACCGGGCCATCTGGCTGGCGCACTGGCTGATCGCTTTTGATTCGGCACTAATGATGTGGTCGATTTTGTTAAGGCGGGACATGGCACTAATACCCAGACGCACCACGGTTCTGAATACCTCGTACACTTCAATCTCAAACTCTGGTTTTATCCAGGCGGCGTAACGGATTGCCAGTAGTTCAATGCCCCAGGCGCCACTTTGATCACCACCTTTTACAACCTTAAGTGGTTGATTTTGTTCCGAAGCACTTTTTAGTGCTTTGGATTTTAGCGCTTTTACGAAGCGTTTGATCTGGGCGCTACGAAGGAAGACGCTTGGTCTTTGTGACTCTGTGGCCTCACCGTTAGCCACTGCTGCTGCATGGAGATCATTCAGGCTATAGCGCCCTTCGTCGTCAACACGAACGGACACGCCGTTTACCGAAACGGTTGGATAAGTCATGGTGTACACCCTTTAAAAAGCGAACCTGTTCACACAGAAAAGCCGCCCCAAGAGGCCCACCGGCACTAACGGCAGTTCTCAGGATCGCTTTCTGAAAGGTTCTTGGTTAGATAGCGCGTGTGAAGGCGCAGTTTGGAAAAGCGGGCGCTGCGAATACAGAAAATTCGCCAGCGGTACTGTTTTAAAAAAAGAGAACAAATAGCCCGGCGAACCGGGCCTTGTTGGTTAGCTGACAGTGACGGCGCACGCAGCTGAGGTAATGGTTTTGCCTGCGGCGTCTGTAACGTCGCAGGTGTATGAACCGGCATCACCGGATGCGACAGATGGGATGTTGAACGTCGAAGCGGTTTTGCCTGGGATTGCCGTGCCGCCTTTCTTCCACACGTAGGTGTAAGGCGCTGAGCCGCCCTGCATAACTACAGCCAGGTCCAGCGCTGAGCCAACAGCTGCAGACTTGGTGCCCGGCAGGTTAGTCAGGAATGCCAGCGGCATAGCAGAGGAATCAGCGATCGGGTAAATCTGCATATCCGATTCAAAGTTCATACGCGCTTCGTTGCTCTCAACGGCGTTGATTTCGGTACGCGGCACGCGCTGGAAAGATACTTTGGCGGAGTAGTAACGATCCGCTTTACCGCGCGGGTTGTGGAACCACACCGCCGTGGTGTCGCTGGAGTCGTCCAGGTCAATCAGGCGTTTGTAGATCGCCAGTTGCGGGTCATGCGCGAAGGTGTAGACCTGAACCACGGCATTTTTGAACGTCGGGATGGTACGGGCCTTATCATCTTCCAGGAACTGCACGCTGATGGTCTGCTGGTCACCACCCTCAGTGGACAGCGTCATGACCTGCGGCATGGTGATCCACGAATCGACTTTTCGCAGAGTACCCGCGCCGGTGCCCGCCGGGAATTTCTTGGTGTCGGTGGTATCGAAGGCTTCCAGCACGATTTTGGTGCCGGTCACCGATTTAACGCGCAGCACCATGTTATCGAGCTTGAGCCAGCCAGAGTTTACCTGGACGACATCACCCGCGAGGATCCCAGCAGCCGAGGCAACGGTCAGTTCGCATTCCGTCGCGTTGGAGGCTGCAGTGAAGACAATCGGCGCAAGATAGGCCTTGGCCACGTTCACACGTGACCCGTTAGGGATTGCGAATGCCATTGCATTCTCCTGAATTGAGGAAATAAAAAACCCGCCGGGCGGCGGGTCAGTAATCAGCGCGGTACTGCATGCTGACGGGGGTGGTGTAGGTGATGGAGCCGCTACTGCCGTTTGGTGCTGACGATGGGCGATCCTGTATCGGCGTGCGCACCTGCGACGGGCCGTTTATGTATACGGTCAGATCACCTTCCACCAGCGGCAGGCCTTCGGGGAAGGCATCGGCGATGGACTGAGCCAGCCCTCTGGCATGATTCACGCCACTACCTGCTGGCGCAATGATATTGAGCTGGAGAATGCCCTGGTACGTACGCAACTGGCCTTCCAGGTCCTGTCCCACGGTTTGCGCCGGCAGAACGTAAACACGCCCGTAAGGCGCAGTATCCGGGGGAGTAAACGCGATGTTCGGCCAGGCCACTGGCAGCCCGAGCGAAGAGCAGATAACCGCGATACGGCTCTCCAGCAGGCCAGCGATACGCATTGACTGGTCACTGGCCATTGCGCACCTCGCTCATTGCCTCACGGAACAGCTGCGCGGCATCCAGCGCGGTGATGCCCACCATGCCACCGGGGGCCTGACCGGAGTGCCCGTTCTCCAGCGCCTGTGCATACGGCAGGTTATTGGTGAAGAAAATCGAGCTGACCTGCCCTACCCGGAACACCTCAAGCACCGCCATCCCGCGAGAGTTAGATCCCTGGCCGGAAGCGTCTGGCGTGTCATTACTCTCCGTAGGTTGGCTATCGAGCCCCACGTACCAGTTGTTTTTGAACCGCCCACCGACGTAACCCTCCGGCTTTTTTATGCCCATCGAGTCATGCCTGAGCAGGCCGCGCTTCAGACGCCCTGATTTGGTCAAATTACCCGGGTTATCACGTAGGGTTGCGTTGTGATTGGTTACGGCTGTGTTATGAGCAACAGCAGCCTGGTTTACCTCCCAGATATCCGGCTGACCCACCGGGGACATCTCCACCAGTTGAGCGAGTATTTTGATACCCGTACGGCGTACCACCTCGTCCATCTCCTGCTTAGAGCTATCAACAAATAGCTGAATGGCAGCCAGGAACGGCTGATTAGCAGAACCGGCCATAGTTACGCCCTCAGTTGGATGTTGTAGGAAATCAGCACATCGGCAGGCTTAACCGGATTCGGCTGCACCACGCGCCACTTTTTGCCGTCGATTTCGATGCGGTCATCGATGAGCACTTCCGTTTCGAACGTGGCCGCCAGCTTCTTGTCACCGGTGGCGATCAGGGAGCCGTCAATCTCACGAGCCGAGTATTCGGTGATAACGCCGGTGACGGTCCCGGTAAGCGCCGGAGTGATGACCTCTTTTCCAAACTGATCGCGGGCTGTGGTGCCGCCGCGGGTCAGCGGATAGGTCTTCCCGTTCTCAGTGAGCAGCCGGGTTGCTGTCGCGCGCATGCGACGGTAATCGATAGGCATGTCACCCCCTTTCGATACGGATTTGATTGCCGCCAACCACCAGCCCGCGAAGCGAGGAATAGAACCAGGGGAATGACGGTGAGGCCTTATTCGTTCCCGGCTCGTACTGAACGGTAACCGCTCCCTCGACGCGCTCCATCGTCACCGCTCCACCACCTGCGACCGAAGGCGTGAGGTCTATCTCCTGCGATTCGATAGCCAGGCGGCACTGCGCATCAACCAGGCGTTGCGGAATGGTGTCATCCGGCAGGTCAACGCCATCAAAGCGCACGCCCATGCGCGGCCACGACAGCGGCTGCGATGTGCTGGAGCGCTGGCCGCGCCAGGTCTTCCCTTCCAGAAAGTCCATAGCCTGCATAAGCATCTGGCCGCACTCGCCGTCATCGGCAGGAACGGTATACCCGCGCCCCGCCGCGAAAGCACGCAGGTCAGCAACGCTGGCGTAGCTGTTGAAGTCAGGTGAATGGGGCTCGGCAACCAGCATGGTTATTCCTCCAGTCGCCAGTCCAGCGCCAGCCAGTTATCGACTTCGTCAGGGTGTACCTCAGCGCTTAGCGGGCCGCCGGGGAACTCTGGGATGTCACGCACCATGACCACCAGCTCTACACCAGGCTGGTCCTGCTGAGCAGGAGTTTTTTCAGCACCATTCTGTGTGGCAAGCTTTTCAGCCTCACGCTGCGCGCGCTGCTCTTTGGTTAATCCGGCCATTGGGCCTCCTGAAAACAAAGGGGCCGAAGCCCCAGTGGTTAACCCATGATGATGGTGGAATGCTCAGGCTGCACGGCTGCAACGCCCCACGCCACACCAACTTCATAACGCACCTGACGGTACTGGCGATACAGCGCGATCTGGAAGGTGATGCCGGATACCGGGTCGGTCACGTTCATCACATCGTCGGCGGTGTCGCCGCCTTTTGGCATTGCCGGGGTACGGCAAGCCAGCAGGAATGCGTTGCGGTCGAACGCCATGTTTGGCACAAACTCGCTCAGCACGGTGACGGCTGCCTGGTCTGCCAGATCCTGACGCAGACCCGGCGCACCAATGGTGATGCTGGAAGAAGTGGCGGCAACGACCAGATACTGATTGTCATCACCATCGAATTTCACTGCGGTACCGACTGCAATCCCACCTGTACCCGCAGAGATGGCCACAATGATGTCGCCCTCTTTCTTCGCACCGTTGACCTTGTAGCCAGATGCTGTGCTTTTAGCCGTGCGCTTGATGTTGGCGGATTCGTGCAGGTTAAAGCCCATCACACGACCAATGATGCCTTCACGCAGCAGCTGATCGGTACCGGCTTCGTTCGCTTTGAACAGTACGGACTGTTTACCACGGATTGACGCCATCGCCTCGCCGCCCAGCACCATACGCAGGTCGGTAGTTGGCGCACCGTTATCAACCAGAATCTGGCGAGCCAGCGCTGCATCAGACAGATCGTCTTTAATGCTGAACGGCGTATCTTTCGGCGCACCGACAGCGCGAGAGGATTTGTAGTACAGTGCCGCCAGGTCAGCGTCCATCTCATTGCTCAGTGCACGGAAGGCCTGGGAAAACTGGTCAGCCAGGATGACGTCGTAATTACCTGACGGCCCGATAGCCAGCTGTTCTTCACCGTTCCATTTGACCGGGGCCATTTTGGATTTGGTGATTTTGACATCCACGGTACCGATGTTCTGATCGCCATCGTTCGGGGCGGTCGCTGCAGGGGTGATATCGACGGTGGTGGTTTTTGGTGCCACCGGCGCGGTGACGGTCTGGTCTTTAGCCGCAGCGTCAGCTTTCGCGTTGCGCGCCACGGCAGGGATGAAGCCCACCTGCTCGCGGGATACGCGGTTCAGTGCGGTGTAAAGAGTGGGAATTAACCCAGTAAGCGTATTGCTCATATTCTAAATATCCTTTCGATTAATCGACGATGCTGACGCCGTCGCTAAGCGCAGCCTGCTTTCCTGCGCCATCCAGAGCGTCAAACGCACCGCGTTTCATGGTTTTTTGCCCGGCCTGATGCTGCGACTGGTGGGAGCCACCGCCGCTGTTACCGGACGCTTTGAGGATGTAGTCTTTCTGCGGATGCAACTCGACCAGAGATTCCAGCGCTTCATCGAAGCCAGCCAGTTCGCCGGGTTTGGTGCGGGAGAACACCTTGTTGCCCTGGCCGTCGTAGGCCACGACCTTGCCGTCTTCAATTTTGAAGTTCTGGCCGAAGTGGGAACGCACGAACTCAGCCGGGATCGCCATCTTTTCGGAGATGAATTTCGAGCCACCGAAGCGGCCGCCGATCATCTCGTCGTAGAGCTGGGTTTCGAGCTGTTTGGTCTTGCCGTTCGCTTCGTCCAGTTGCTGCTGGAATACCTTGGTGATTTCAGCCTTCACCTGGTCAACTGCGCCAGCGTCGATCAGCTTCTTCTGGTCGATTTTGGTCATCATTTCCAGGGCTTCGAGCGCCTTGGTCGGGTCGGTGATGCCAGCGAACTTAGCGAGACCGGCTTCCGCCTGCTCCTTCGCCTCACGGTGGGTTTTGGCCTCACCGTTCAGGGAGGTGATTTTGGTCATCGCTGCGGCTGCGTCGAACGGGAATTCTTTGCCGTCGTCATGGACGTACACAGGCATACCGTTTTCAACGACCACATTGCCGTTAGCATCAAGTTTGAGTTTCATTGTTTTGCTCCAGCCTTCCGGCTATTGGTAATAGGTCATCCGACCCGGTCACCGCGTCGCATCCGCTCAGCGGCAGGCATAAAAAAGGCCGCCCGAAGGCAGCCTGTTAGATAAATTCGACAGTTATCACACCGCGAAGCTTGCGGGAGTAAAACTCACCCCGCTTTCGCTTGTGGATCCGCAGCGGGAGTGGATGAACGCAGGCGACGCCTCGTTTAAGGTCGGCCCATACACAGCACTTTACCTCGTTGCCATTAACGAACACCCGTCGCTTGCCACGCCCATCGCCCACGCAGTGAAAATCGTCGTTACGCATCTGCTATTCCTCAAACGCCGACGCATCCACGCGGCGCAGTTCGTCCAGGGTAAGGAACTCCCCGGCATCGTTGAACATCTCCGGCACCGTAATTTTGCCGTCACGCAGCATCATGGCCCGGGTAACGCCCAGTACCTGCTCCTGCCGTGCGTACGGCTGCCGGACAAGCCAGTCGGCATAGCTGGTATGCGCTGGCACCTGCCCATCCATCGAGGCGCGTGTGGCGTTGCTCAGTTCGCCAGAGGATATCTGCAACTCCTCCCACGATTTGGTAATCAGGATTTCACCGGAGCGACAGCAGAAGTGGATTTTGCCGGGGCCGCGGAGATACGGCACCACATGGCCCAACGGCTTGCCGTCGAGCGAGTAGAGTTTGCGGTCGCGGATAATGCACCACTGGCTGGTATGCGTATCCAGCGTTGAGGACCACTGTTTGGCCTTCACGATATCGCTGTTGGCCTGGGCGAACTCCTGACGCGCCGTGGCGGCCATGTGATTCACAGCGGTGCGGGTCACAACCGCCAGGTCGCGCCGGGATGCGTTGATCACACCGTCTTCACGGTTGAGTTTCGGCGTGCCGGCAACGCGCCGGACAATCTGCTCTACCGTTTCGCCCTGGAGGAAACCGGAGCGCACTGCGTTGGTGATTTTGTCCAGCCGATCCGATTCGAGCTTCTGGCCCCACTCCTTCAGCAATCGCCCCTGGAAAGGCTGCGCCACTGCTGCGGCGTAAACCTGCTCCGGTGCGATGCTCTGCAGCGGTACATGCTTTAGCACTTGCCGGGGAATGATGCTGCTGAACAGGTCCAGCTGATACCCGGCCTCATATTCAACGTAGCGCGTCAGCTCGCGTGCCAGCGCCTCGTTAACCGGTTCGTAGGCCTGCTGATTAAGCTCACGCACACCAGCCAGCAGCGATGCCAGGCGACGGGCGCTGTAGGTATCCGCGCGCTTGCCGTCCAGCAGCACCAGCAGCCTGGCCGACAGGTCATTATCCATCTTACTCAGCAACGCCACCATGCGCCGGGCGACGCCATTACCATAGCGGGTCACATACAGGCCATGCGCTATCGTCTCGTTCTGCAGGCGATCGTTAACGGACCGGGCCATATCACACCTCGCCAGGCGGCGGTTCATTCAGCGAAGCTGATTCAGCCAGCAGTTCGCTCAGCACCACATCGGGATCTGCGTCAGCGTCAATCAGGTTGAGCTTCTGCAGCGCCTTAATCGCGTCAACGCGACGGAGGTCACCACCCTGGCGCAGCGACTGGATGGCCAGCGCCGCCGGCGGGTTGAACTCTTTCGACTCAACGTCCAGTTCAGTGCGGACATCGACACTGCCGCCGTCTTTCTCCCCGATGTACTCGGCCATGATTTGCAGGATGTTGTCGATCGCGTCTTCCAGGCTGGTTGCCATGGTGTAGAGCGGGGACTGCTCCTGCATCTTCTCTTCTGAGGTCTGGTCTACGGACTTGGTCGAGGTATTGTCGGTGCGCAGTAGCTTCGCGCCCGCCTGGCGCATCTGTTCCACCAGCTCAGCCAGCGACTCTTTGCCCGCGCCGATAGATGAGCCGGTATGCTCGACGTATTCGAGGCCCTGCTCCTGTCGATTGTTAAAGCTTGCCGCAGAAGAGGAACCAATCACCAGATCCTGCCCTTCCTCCAGCCCGAACACGGTGAGGATCGGCACCCGGGCGACGTGCAGGATGTTGTCCTGCTCGCTCTGGCTCTGCCAGTGCTTGACGTTCAGCAGCGCCATGTTGAGCAGCGGCGGTGAGCCGCACATAAAACCGGTGCGTTTGGTGTAGAGCGTGACCAGGGTGATGTCCCGGCGGGAGGTCTGCCATTCGTCATGCAGCGCCCAGCCCACCTGGCCATCAGTACCAGTGGCCTTGCGGTAAATCTGCACCTGCCCGGGCGTCAGCAGTCGAATCTGCTCGACCTTTGTCTGCCCGAAATCGTCACCATCCTCGACCACCACCTCTTTGATGCGCAGCGACGTGAGCACGACCTTACCGCCGGTCATCTTCGACTTCCAGCCGATCACCTGGCGGGGATTCAGCATGGTGACGTATGGGCGCGCGCCGGTCGCCTTCTCATCGGCTTTGGTCTTCACCTGTTCGGCATCAACCCGGGGATAGTCCACCAGCGCATGGGAGAGGCCATACTGCATCGCCAGGCTGAAGAACGACTGTGCCCATACATCCAGACGGGTTCCTTCAAGGTCCACGTCTTTTGCGAACTCACGTAGCCGAACCGGGACGTTCTCGCCCAGTTGGATGGGCTCCGCGAATACGCGCCCAACGTTCTGGTTAATGGTCTCTTCGTAGGCGGGAAGAAGCGTGGCCACAGCCAGGCGCTTTTTGTAATCCTCTTTATCTTCTTTCGGCCAGCGTGGGAGATAAGCCTCGCCAAGCTGACGCATATACAGCGTGCCGCCCATCAGGGCGTCGTTGATGTCCCACGCCTGCACCATGTTCCCATAGTCCAGATTGGGGGTTGAAATATCAGGCATGGGGTTAGAGCCTCAGGCTGGTGACTTTGCCGACTTTCTTCGGCGGTGAATGCAGGACGGCGTAGCGCGTGCCATCCCAGTCGTGATCTTCCTGCTGGGTGTCTACATCGTCAGGGTTCTTACTGTCGCGAACGAGCACCGGTACACGGCTTATCCAGCCGCGGCAGTAATCGAAAACGTAGAATGCAGGCTTCTCAGGCATGCCTGATTCCAGCTTCTTGCCTTCAATGACGGCCTCGAGCATGTCAGCAAACAGAGCCGCTCCGTTTACTCGCGATCCCGGCTTCTTGTTGGATGGAACCCATTTGACTCCATGCGATTCCATCTTCTGGGCAATGGAAAGTTCGTCATCGCCAGTGTTGTAGATTGCGCCGTCAGCCGGGCCGGGTACTACCTTTTTGCAGATGCCGGGCATGATATTCAACTGCCCCTGAGTTACCCCGTTGAGTTTTATCTCCTCGGGCTCAGCAAGCTCCTCGCCTACCAGTCGCTTATCCACCCACGCCACGCCCTTGGCGACGTTTGTGGATGACATGTTCAGGCCTTTGTTGAGTTCATCAGGCGGACAGCCGTACCACTCGCCAATCAGGATCAGCGACCCGGCTGGCGGGCAGAACTGGCGACCATCAGGCAGTTCGGCGGCGGTGCCGTCGGTACGTGCCCACCACAGGTTAGAGAACGGCTTCGATTCTCCCCAGTCGTGGGAGCGATCAACCGTCCAGCTATCAGGGATGCGGAACGGCTTAATGACGTGATGCGAGGCATTCCACAGATGGTCAAAGCGCCCGCCGCTGGTCACATCCCATGAGCCATCAACCCACGCCTTGCGCCGGTTGGGGTCTTTGATGGCCATCAGGGTCGCGATGTACTGCGGGTCGAGGTATGGGTTCTCTTTGAACGATCCGTGGATGGCCACGCGGGTCAGCGTGATTTCCTCTTCGCGCTCAGTCTGGGGGTTGAATACCATTTGTCTGTCGCGCTGGACGGTCCCGCGAGGCGCTGGCTCAATGAAGCGCTTCTTAACCCAGGTGTGGCCGATGCCAAACGGGTTGGTCGTGCTGAACGTCTCCAGCGGGATCGGCCTCAGTAACTTGCCATTATCCAGCGGGTAGTTTTCCGGCCGGAAAGATGAGCGTCGGCAGGAGAACATCATTTCGTAGAACTCAGGAGACTGCTGTTTCGTCAGCTCGTTAAAGCCAATGAAGGGGAATTCCTGCCCATGGAAATCCCAGTAGTCGTCAGCCTCTTTGCCGAAGCGAAAGAGAAGCTCCTCCCCTGTCGGCCACACCCAGCGCAATTCACTCGCAGATGACAGGTATCGAGCGCCATCGTTGAACAGGCGAAACATACGCTTCGACTGGGTGATGATGTCGGCAAGGTTCTTATATTCGGTGTCGAAGATGACGCCGCGCCAGAATGAGCCGTAGCCTACGCCGACATTGCGTCGGAACCTGGCTAACTGCGCGGCAGTTTTACCCGGGCCGCGAGTGCCCTCGAAAAGAATTTCGTTACACGGGCAGCTCAGCGCCAGAGACTGAGATCCGGGCAGTGGCTTCCATATAGCTTTGTAATTCATCCACCGAGAACCCCGTCCTGTTGTTTCTGCGCCGCCGCTTCCCAGTCATCCACGTTGTCGCTGGTTGGTACCAGCATGACGTTGTGCGTGACCTCTTTCGCTTCAGCCTTGTTCTCGATGCTGTACGCCTCACGCTCGAGTCCGATCAGTGTCTTAAGACTGTCGCTCAGGTCTTTCATGGATTTAACGCGGGAAGGCAGGCTGATTATCTTGTGGTACAGATCGTTGAGTTTATCCATACCCTTGTCATCTTCACGGCGCATCATCTCACCGAGCTGCTCAAGCGCGGCCACGTCGCCACACTCTCCAGCCAACTCATCGAATAGCGTGTTGGTCAGTTCGCGAGCCCGGCGGATATCACCACGATGCTCCATTCGAACAGTGGCGATTACCTCTGCCGTCGCCTCGATTAGTTGCCGCTCTGAAATAGTGCTTTCGGTGGCAACCTGCCTGGCAACCTCACGTTTGGCAACCAGCGCATCTGCCTTTGCCTGGACTTTGGCTTTTAGATCTCGCTCCCATCCATCCTTTTTGGCTCTCTTGCTGATGGCCTGGTGAGAGATGCCATATTTTCCGGCTAACTCCCTTACCGATAGCACTCCAGCCCGGTAAGCCGATTCGATAGCCTCCCAGTCCGGTTTTGCCATAGGGATTCCTTGTTATATATTAAGGCCATACTAAACACATGGAGATGTACTATGGCGCTTAAAGTGTTCAGAAGTGATCGTCTGCAGGATAGCGAAAAGGCCTATCGGGAATGGCTTCGTGATAACCCGGATGGATTTGTAGTTAACGCTCTAAAATCTGCCAGTGGAAAGAACACCAAGAGCGACGAGACTGCCACTTGTATTCACTATGCAACATGCAAATGTATTAACCCATTGCTGAGTCAGGTAGATAAAACAGGGTTTACTACTGGACGATATCAAAAGCTTTGTGCCACCAGCTTCGAAATGGCAGAAAAAGAAGCCAAAAGGACCACTGGACTTTTGGTCGTTAATAAATGCGGTACTTGTAAAATTGCCTAGCCATTACGATGGGTCTGCCCATGGCGATGGCAATAAAAAACCGCCCGGAGGCGGCTCAAGAATTAATTTTGGGTTTCGTCTTCGGCTTCGGCTTTTGTTTGGGTCTTGGGATTTCGCGAGGTGAATCGTGTGCCATCGGTGCCAAACCTTGTTTGAGGCAAGTATATTGCTTCTCTGTCATACTCAACAACCCAGCCTCATATTTCGCCATAAGCCTCTGAGCTACAGGTATCGCATAATCACGCTCCTCGACAACGGGAATGCCTAACAAACCGTGCCACACTTCGGTGAACTCTTTATCGCTTAAAATTTCCATATCCAACCTCTTACACGTGAGCTCGTATAATTGGCTGCGACTGTGTTAAATGCAAGTATCGATTAACATACCAGCTATCAATTCCCATGATGCTTACATGCTGCTAGTGCACACGCTACTGTTCTAGCTTAAGCACAAAAATATTGCCCTATCACAAATATACGGTTAATAGATTTATAACCGTAATAATGTGTCTGTTTATTGTAATAGCATTAAAAAGCCCCGCTATTGCGAGGCTTGGTTACTTCAGGCACTGCGTATTGATGTATTCCTGCAGCACGCTCAGGGCTGACTGGTCTTGCTTGATTCCGGATCGGATACCGAGAACGTTTCGTCCAGCAACGTCAGAGAGTTCGATGGTGGCATCATGGCCCATGCCGGGGGTGCTGGTCTCGGTTGTGACGGGCACTGGACATTTGCCTTTGACGAGCACCCGACCACCATTATCAAGCTTGCGCTGAAGAGCATCATTTTCAGCTTTAGCATCTGCCAGCTCCTTCGTGTATTTGGCATCCAGTGCAGCGACATCACGCTGACGGGTTTGCATGTCGGTGATGGTGGCGTTTGCCAGTGACAGGCTTTGTTCAGCGTCATCAGCGCGTTTCTTGGCATCGCTTACCTGACCGAGCAGAACGTAAATAACCAGGAAGGATAAAATCAGCTCGATGCCGATTATCAGCCAGGCTTTAGAGGTCATTTTTACTCTCCGCCAGACACATAGAACGTTCCATCTCCCGGCGGTTCTGCAGGCCCTTCCACTTCATGCCGCCTGCATAGACCCATCGGCGCATCTCTTCACATGCTCCGGCCTGGTCGCCTTTGTTAAGCTTGCGGAGAAGGGTTGATTTGGAGAATGCATCCGTTCCGACGTTGAACACGAAGCTGTAGAGGGCTGCGCGTTGGTATTCGTTGAGAGGCACCTTAACCAGCTTGTCTACCTGCTTCTTCGCTGGCTGCAGGTCTTTCCAGAGCAGAGCATCACACTCGCGATCGGTGTATTTCTTCCCGATCACTATGTCCCGGCCTGTATGACCATCACAAACGGTCCATACCCCGGCGACATCCTTGTAGGCTTCATACTTCCGCCCTTCCACGCCATCCCGGCCGCCAAGGAAAATGGTTGCTATAGCAAGAGCACCTGCCCCTGCCGCCCCGATAAGCTTTCTTCGCAAAGGAGTTGAGAATGGCATCACTCCTCCTTGAAGGCTTGCGGGTTAGGCCAGCGCTGGAAAGCTTCTATCTGCGCCAGTGTGGTTTTGCGCTTGTAATACCAGTTGATCCCGAATGTCAGAAGCGCCACAACAATACCGGCAATTACGCCAATGGCACTCCATTCATCAGGGCTTAGCCGGGTCAGTACGCCATTAGCTACCGTCCCGGCTGATGCGCCATAGGCAGCGCCAGAAGCTAATTTGCTCATATTGGACATTTCTCTCACCTCGCGATTTATGCGGGTGCTGTGTGCAGGGTGCGCCTCACCCACGGCGTTAGAAGGTAAGTGGTTGGCTGTATGGATGGGCGCAAATAGAAAACCCGGCGGTACACCGGGAAGATGGGAGCTACATTGAGCTTTCGCTCTTATGGTCCTGGGTGGGATATCCAGATACGAAAAAGCCCGGAGCCATTATGCAGATGATAACTATTGTCTGCGAACGGGGCCGGGCTATTGAATGACAGCGCCATCATCCAGATGGCGGCCTGATTGCTCAGGTCTTGGAGAACCTCTCAGCTCTCTACGGTTGGAGTTCCAGGCCTAAGCCGAAGTGACCAACTAGACGGGATCGATGGTAAGAGCCGCCTCTTTTACCTCACCACCGCGCTCTTTCGCCTTTGACGTCCGAGCATATACTGAATTATGCACTTTCATTTCGCCAAATCAACACTTTCAGATAAATATTTTCTAATTAAGCGGCCTGAAGTTCGTTTTCTTTCTCCATCTCACGCTGTAACGCATAAAATAGTTCTGATTCAAAAACCTTTTCACACCACACGACCCGGCGGCGGCACTGCTGAACATCCATACCGGTTACTCTGCTCATGGCCTGCGCGATATGTTGAGTGCAGTTGCGCTCACAATAACGTTTAATTGCATAATCGCGGACTGGGCTTTCCCGGTGAAACAGCTTAACCATCACTTTTTCTACGAACGCGGCATCATCTGATTCTTTGGCGAGAGCGATGATGTTGCTGGCTGATGACTGGGGGATAACCAGTTCGCGAGCTTTTTTATAAAGCGCCTCACCTCTCAGCGCTCCTCCTTCATCGCTATAAAGCCAGTTGACCATCCTCTCGATGTGTCCACCCATATCAGGACTCCATTGGCTGCGGATCATCAGGCGACCAATGACGTTAATGGCACCGGCAGGAGAATCATCACCACGGTTAATCCGGCCCCATACAGTCAGCATGTACTGCACCCATGCCCGTTGCTTTGGGGTTATGGTCTTTTTGGGATGCTTCCAGACCCGGCGGAAGTGAGCGTCATCGACAAAGTTGACCATAGAGTAAATTGGTGTGAGCTTTCTCATGCTGCTTCCTTCTGAGGTTGTTTGGTCTGGTTCTGGCTGTGCTTTGCTACTGGCGGCTGTTTGGCGCGCATGACGCTTTCGGCCTGGTATCTGGCTATCTGGTCGCGGGTCATGCTGCCTCCTGCTGTTTGATGGCGCGAAGCTTTGCCCTGGCATCGGCGCGGATGCCGTCCAGTTCTTCGCGGGTGTAACGGTGGGTTTCGTTATTTGATTCGAGCGCCAGCACTTTCTCTTCGCCGATCAGTTCAACCAGCGCGGCTCTATAGGCCTCGATATTGCCTGACTTGTGAACGTTACAGGCTGAGCACTGCAGCCAGATATTGTCCGGGTTAAAGCGGAGCTGCGGGGCGGCGGATGTGGTGCGGTAGTGGCCGGCATGCCATGCAAAGGCGGTCTTTGTTCCGCATGAGATGCAGCCATACCCGGCAGCCAACAGCATAGTGCGCCGCCAGTCGTTGACAGCGCGCTGGGTCATCTGCAACCAGTGGCTGAGTGGCTTAACTGCCCGGCGGCGCTCTGCGTGGCTCCGGCGTGACTCCTGCTCTTTCCGGCACTCATCCTTGATTCGCTTGGCCGCCTCTTTCACCTTCTGCTTAGCTCGCAGCTCCAGCGCGTAGATAGCGCCGTGAGCCGGGCAGCACCAACGGATGTTGTCGTATTGCGGGTGGAACCACTCGTTGCATATCTTGCACTTGCGGCGGGCTGGCTTACGCATGATTTCTCCTTGCTGCCAGGCGCAGCCATTTCTGATCGACGAGACGGGCGGTGTAGCCCTTGAGGGTTGGGATTTCGGATGGTTTGAGTTCCGGCTTGCGCTTAGTGCGAGTCCGGACGCGGTAGATTTCATTGGTGATGATGCGAGCGAGAGGGCTAGCCACGGGCATCTCCAAAGCGGGAAGCCCACTCCATAGCCAGGCGTGATTCATCGCCCCAGCGGACGTTACGCTCAGCACCAAAGGCATGGATTAGCTCGATCAGGTCGCGCATCTGGCTGACGGTCATTTTACTGGTTGACTGGCCCAGCACTACGAAGCCATCACCAGCTAGATTCGGCACGACTTCCTGCTTAACCAGCGCAGCGGTGAAAATGTGCTTCCAGGATTCAGAGGAGAGCTTGCGGCCATGCCATTCAACCTGGCTGCTGATGTCGCCCAAAATTGCCCAGAGCTTTGCGTTCTGGTCGATGGAGCGGGTCATCTCTTTTATCTCGATGACGACCGGGCGCTTCTCGTCGAGCTGCAGTTGGTTAATCGCGTTGATGGCATTGGCGCGAATGTTGGTGTTTCGAAGGAGGAATTGCTGTTTCATACGGCCTCCCCACAGGAAACCGCAGAATGCAGAAAATCGCCGGTGCATTTCTGCATCGGTGACAGGTGAAGATGTTCAGATTGTGGTCGCATATAACGTCCCCATTATATGCGCAGGGGACACCGGTTGTTCAGGCCGGTGCGTTGTTATTATCGCTCAGTGATATTGAATTATCAACGCGAGAAAAAGGCCTCCGGAGAGGCCTGTTGTTGCGCGTCAATGTGGGAAGGGATCATCCGAGGTACGACTTAGTCTGCCAAGTCTTCATCAGTCGCAATTGGGTAATTCCAAATATCAAAGAAATCGACAGCCTCCTTCCACTTACTCCATAATCCATCAAGGATCCGAGTCGGCTCTGTCGCTTCAAATACGGAATCAGGTGCATCACGATTGTGCACTTCCTCATACAGCTCCGCGATTAATAGGTTCACGAAGTACTGCTTAAGAGCAACCATCTGATCGCCTTCTTTTTTGTGGCAAGCCTGCTTGATAATATCCATCGCCCGCATCAGGCACCTGATAATATCTGCAGCGTCATTGACACTCCAGTCAGCACCTAGCTTACCCTTTGCAGATGCGTTAGCCCTCTCCGCACAAGCCTTCAATGACTCAAATACATATTGCCTGTCTTGTAGCTGCAGCGCTTTTTCCGCAGTGTTCTTGCTCGCTTTAGCTGATATTGCTGCGGCTACTGTTCCAACAGCAGATATTATTGCCACCGATAGGCCCCATACAGGGCTAGAAATACTCCAATCCATAAGTCACCATCATAAATATACCCTTCTGGTAATATCCATCAGGGTATTTAAGTTAGCAATAATATTATTCCCCTAGTCTATTCACCTTTAGGGCATGCTGGCAGTGGCATCCAGTGGGTTATCTCACTGCTCTGGAATTGCGCTTGAAGCTCGCTTTTGATGAACCAGACCGGCCCCTGACGCTTGCTTTCACTCCACCATCCCCAATAGTTACCATCTGCATCCGGCATCCGCTCACTGCACGGAATCCATCCCTGCACAGGTTCGTTCAGAGCATCACGCTCTGCCTGAATCTTCTCAGCGTCGATCGCTATGCCAGAGTTGCGAATGGCTGCCACACCCTCTCGTAACGTCGGAATATTTTCAGGAATATTTTGTTGTGCGTTTTGTGGTTGAGCGTCACCCTGAAGCATGGCGGCGCGGCACTGATTCCACCCGTTGGCATAATTTACGGAATAGTGGACGCCATCCTTCACGTATTTAAACCCTCGACCATCTTTCAGTTTCTGGATTTCATCCGGCACCGCTGGCTGCGGTAACTGTGGTGCTGCGTAGAGTGGGCGACGTGCCATAGCCTCAATCTCACGAGCAAGCTGGTAAAGATGCTCTGTATTGCACGGGGAGTTACCGTAAATTGGCCGTGGTTTCTCTGCCAGAAAGCGCAACGCTGCCGGGATAGTAGAGTCGCAGTGATTAGGCCACGCCACCGGCTCCTGCTCCAGCCCGGCAAGCAGCTGGCGGGCCATTGTCATGATGTCATCCGAATTGAACCAGGCCATGATTTCCGCTTCATCGTATGCCTCGCTATCAATCGCTCGGACAATTTGAGTCAGACGCTCTTTCGTAAATTCAGCCATATCCCTACTCCCCCACCTTAGTGATGATTCCAGCGGCTACAAGTTCTGCGGTGTTGGCATCAGGACGAAGTTGCTCACCGCAATCCACACAGTAGTTATCGCTTGGCTTGGCGCGACGGTGCTGACATTTGCCGTCAGGCCACTGGCAAATGGCGCAGAACTTCCCTTCAGGTGTCCAGGTGGTACCGCCGTCGTGTTTGCAATAGCTCTGGAATCGGCTTTCCAGTTCTTCGTAAGTTGGTTTCATACTTCTGCTCTCCCGCCCCTGACAGACGCCAGGCACTGATTGAATAGGTTGTTAAGAGGGTTAGGTGTGTCACGGTTTGGCTGCTTTGGAATCCGCTTCGGCCCAATAATTGGCAGGCTTTCAGGGCGAGCAATGAAATAGCGATAACGCTTCTCGAAGCCCTCGCGACGCAAGGTTTTAACCCGGGTGAGTTCACATAACGCCGAAGCTATCGCCCCTTTCTGGATTGTCGTGTCGCGGCGGATATCAGACATGTAGCAGCCGGGGTGTTTTGTTACGTACTGGATGATTTCAGCGTATTGGCTGGAGTGTTTCATGCAGCCTCCCCGCGCAGTTCGCGCAAGTTATCCTCGGTCAGGGTCATGTTGCCGACTTCACGGGTAAGCGCCCTTTCCATCCTCTCTACGCAGCCACGGATGCGGGTCATCTGCACTTCCGGGAACTGGCTGCGGGACATCTCAGTCAGCGTGTTGAACAGGTTCCGGTTCTTCGCCTGGCGAGCCTTCACTTTTGCGCAGGCCCGGAGGGATTCGCCAATCTTGCGACCATCAGAACGGGCAGTGGCGCGGCATAACTCCAGCGTCAGGAGGGTTTCAGGGAACTCGCGATAATCTGAGTTCATGATGATTTGCATTGCTGTGTTCATACGTCAGCCCCTCTGTGATGGCGCCCGGTTGATGGTTTGCTGGTTGAGATGCGGCGAACTTCGTCCTGATCGCATGGCATGAAGTGACCGTTAACGAATCGCTGGTAAACGGTGCCGAGGGTGCCGAAGCGGTTTTTGGTCACGATGACCTCGGCATATGGCGCTGCCGGGGAATGCTCGTCGTACACAGCTTCGCGGTAGAGCATGATGATGCTGTCTGCGTCCTGCTCAATGCTGCCGGAGTCGCGCAGGTCGGCGTTTGTCGGGCGCTTGTTTGGGCGCTTCTCAACGTCACGAGACAACTGGCTCAGGGAGATGACCGGGCACTTTAAATCCTTCGCCATCGCTTTCAGGCTGCCTGAGATATGGGCGATCGCCAGGTCGTTACGGTCGGCTTTCGGCTTGGATATCAGGCCGAGGTAGTCAACCAGGATAAGCGACAGCGACGGGTGTTCCTGCTTATGACGTTCGGCGATGCTGCGGATCTCCTCAACAGTCAGTTTCGACGCATCGACCATCCAGACATCGAGGTCTTTCAGGTGGCAGATAGCGTTGAATACCCGCGCCCAGCCTTCGTCACCCATGTTTGCCGGGTTACGCAGAACGCTGACGGACATGTTTTCTCGCCCGGCAATGCTACGCTCGGCGATCTGCAGGTTGCTCATCTCCATGCTGAAAATCAGCACACCACGCAGACTGTCGGTGCCAGGCATCGGACGGCTTGCCACCCCTTCCGCAATCTTCAGCGCCAGCTCGGTCTTACCCATGCCCGGGCGAGCCGCGATAATCACCAGGTCTTCCGCGTTCATCCCGCCAGTGATGGCGTCCAGCTCGTCGATTCCGGTTTTCAGGGTGTCGGACTCATCGCCGTTCTTCAGCCGGTTCTCCAGCGTGTCGGTGTAGTCGTCCAGCACATCACCGAGCCGTACCGGGGCAACCTCAGTTTTGGGCTTCCTGATGATGCTCAGGCGACGCATAAGCTCGTCCATTGCCGAGGCTGCGTTATCCAGCGTTCCGTTGCTCACGTCGCCTCGCAGCTCGTCGATTGCGTTCAGGAACATGCGGCGTTGATGCTGATCGCTAAGCATCCCGGCGTATCCGCGCAGGTTGGCGGCGCTGGGGCATGATCTGGCCGTTTCCATGATGTCAGCGAAATGCGCGTCACCGCACTCTTCGGCAACCATCAGGGCGTCAATCAGTTTGCGGTTCCGGGCCTGCTTGCGGATCACCTCAAAGGCTTTCCGGTAGACCGGTATTGTGAAAGCGTCCGCTTCCATCCGGGCGAGAACGTCACTTGCGGACGGGGTCAGCCCGCCGAGCAGCAGCCCGCCGATCACACTTGCTTCGATATCCTGTCTCATGCCATCCCCCTGTCAGCGAATTTTGCTTCCCGCACTCCGGTAAGCGTGTCGTCTCTCAGCAGAAAATCGAAGTCTGCTGTCCAACCAGTGTTGTTATCCCCGAAGTAAAACGGCTTGGCCTGATGCACGAACGCCCGGACGTACGCCCTGAACCCTTCGACGTTTGGTGTCTTGAGCTGGGGAATGATTTTCTTCAGACGGCGTTTGCGCTTCTCGTTGACTGCCACTGCGTGTGGGAGTCTTTCGCCCACTTCGGTGTTGTAGGCTGCCAGGAAGGATTCGTAGTCGATGCTGACTTTGGTTCTGGCTGTAAGTTTTTCACTTCCAGCGTCGCCCCCGTCAGGGGGTAAGGGGGTTTTATTTGTTTTATCTTTAGAGATATCTTTTGTGTGTTCCCCTTTGGTAACAGGTGCTGTAACCAATTTGGTAACGTTTTTTGTTCCCGATTTGGTAACAAAGTTATCAGCTTGGGAACACTCAGGAATTTCCCACTCATGGATGTTCTTGTTTGGTCCAATCATCCCGTTTTTTGAGATGAGAACCTTCATAGAAATCAACTCGTTCTTAGCTATGCAAGCCTTAGGGCGACTGATCCGGGCAATTTCTGCGATCTGGCTATCAGCAATGCGGTCCATTTTCTTTTTGAAGCCGTAGGTTTTACGGCATACCGCATGTGCAACCTTAGCCTGATTGCGCGTCAGATTTGCTCCAATCAGCTCCTCATACAGCCTCATAGCGATCATGATGAACCCATCATCGAGATCAGCCACCTGGCGCTCCACGACCGCTTCTGCAGGTCTGTAATCTGCAAATTTAACGACGCCCATGCTTCACCCCTGACTTAGCCATTGCGATGCGGATAACTCCAATCAGGCGCTCTGCGAATGCCTGGTTCTTGGACGCTGCGACGATAAGACCGTCTGGTGAATCTGGATGGCGCCGTTCCTCTTTTTCCTGGTACTTTTTGCGCTTAACCATTAAAATGACTCCTGTTGGATGTGTTGACGTGACACAGTGTTGAGAAGGCCTTTGAAGTGACCGCTTCAAGGGCTTTCGCTTTTTTGGTAGTACCCATCACATAACTCCCAGCATTGAAGTGACCATCGTCATCAGCGGGCCTACCTGGTCCGGCATGAGCCTGAACAGCGCTGCTATACCCTCGCTTACCTCTTTCAGCTTCTGATGCTCTGGTGCGTCCAGCATGACGGCCTGCTTCGCTTCCGATACTTCCTTCTCGGCTTCTGCCAGCCTGACCAGTTTGCAGTCAGCGCCAATCAGCTTTGTGCGGTACTCGATAGGCAGAACAGACATGATTGCCGGTGTCAGCTGGCGCACGTTCTCGCGGTACTGCTCGGAGTCGAAGCGGTTATCGAGGAAGCGAAACAGCTTCTGGCGCTGACGGCTTACATCTTTCGGGAAAGTGATATCCACCCCGCCCTGCTCCCGGTACTCATTGACGATCAGCATCGTCACCACGTCCTGACCCTGAGAAGCTGCCCATGAGCGGATCGCATTGCGGATCGCGTCGTGGTTATCTTCCTGTTTTTGTTGGGCGCGATTTATCATCACACCTGGAGAAAATCCGATACTCTGTTGATAAGTAAGTGATTGCATGTGCAGTTCCTTAAATTGAAAAAATGACAGATAGGCCATGCGCCAAACACGCAAAGCCACGTTTGATTTGTTTTATCGGAACTAGCTTTTCAGCTACGTAGGCCGGACGGCCGTTGTGGTAAGTAGGTGGTTCTTATGCGGCGTTGTTTTCGCGGCGATAACTCGGGAATGGCTTCAACTCTTCAGCAGACACAGACCCATCAGGATGAACAATGACGGTAATGTCTCGCTTCGAAGCAAGGGCCTTGTTAATGGCACTCTGGTACACCCCGAGGTCTTGAGCCGCCTTGGTTTGACCGAATCGTTCTGCGTACTCTGTTAATTTAATGCGCTGATCCATGTGACCTCCTTAGTACATGGATGAGATTATCACCGCAGGAGGTATTTATGTCAACATCTGCGGTGTTGGTAAATTATTCCTTCCGGTGTTAAATTTTGACTATGAGCATAAAAAAGAAACCATTAACAGAAAATCAGCTGCAAGACGCAAAGCGTCTTAAGGCGATTTACGAGAGCAAAAAGTCAGAATTGAGGCTCTCACAGGAATCCATTGCCGATGCTTTAAATGTCGGTCAATCAGCTATAGCCGCGTTACTTAATGGGGTTAACGCCCTCAATGCGAGCAATGCTGCCGCCCTTGCGAAACTGTTAAAAGTTAGTGTTGGTGACTTCAGCCCGGCGCTGGCTACAGAGATTGCAGAAATGTACAAGTCAATCTCTTCAGATCCTGTGGGGAAGGGTGAATATGAATATCCGGTTTTCTCTCATGTTCAGGCTGGCATGTTCTCACCTGAGTTCCGCACGTTCACTGAGCGTGACGCTGAGGGTTGGGTCAGTACTACTAAAAAGGCCAGTGATAACGCATTCTGGCTTGAAGTCGACGGCCACTCAATGACAGCTCCTGCTGGTTCTAGGCCCAGCTTCCCGGAAGGAATGCTCATCCTTGTGGACCCGGAAGAATCAGTTGACCCTGGTGATTTCTGCATTGCCCGTCTGGGTGGCGATGAGTTCACTTTCAAGAAGCTGATCAAAGATAGCGGGCAGGTGTTTCTGCAGCCTCTGAACCCTCAATTTCCGATGATTCCATGCCATGAACAATGCCGGGTTGTTGGAAAGGTAGTGGCCTCGCAATGGCCTGAAGAAACTTTTGGTTGATGGGCAAGGTGTTCTGGTCGGCGCATAGCTGGTAAAGGTGGCCTGAGGATATCTTTGAGTAGAGGTAAGTGGTTTATCCTCGGCGCATAGATGGTTCTAGGTGTTTCAGATGCGTTCAGGTGTAAACGCTATGCACTTGTTTGAATTTTTCCTGTATCAAAATTTAGTTTCTATCTCTAGGGAAAGCAGATTTTGCAAAATAACTATCTACAAGTTACAGCCTATACTAGACGCATGAACGACGGGATGACTAAGCCGTTCCTTTGCACTTGCCAAGATGGGCTGGCTTACATAGTTAAAGGCAAGCCGAAACTTCGGCAAAAAGAGCTTGTAGCAGAATACATTTCTGCTCATCTTGCCAGGGCTATAGGTCTGTCTTGCCCAGAGTTCTGCATTGTAGATGTTGGTCAAGAAATAATCGAATTCATGCCTGATTTACGCGGTGAACTTTCGCCTGGCCCTGCATTTGCTACTCGCTTTGTTGAAAGAGCCTCAACCATAAATATTCAACAAGCCCGCAACGCTGTAAACGTACAGGATCAGAAGAAAATATTCTTTTTTGATCGATGGATAAACAATGCAGACCGATCACTGACTGACATCGGTGGGAATGTAAATATAATTTTTGATGCTATCAACAATAGGTATTACCTGATTGACCATAATCTAGCGTTCGCGCAGGATACGACTGATGATGAGTATGAGGTTCACGTGTATTCTGCAAAAGGAAGAAAATGGGAGTTCGACATACTTGATGAACCCGAACTGATGGATCTTGCAAACGCTGCTATTGGTTCAGTTGAGGAGAATTTTAATCAGGTGCCGGATGAGTGGTTTTCATCTGATGAAGAACGCGAACTGATGTTGAACGAGATAATAAGCTGCCTAAACAGAGTAAACGACAGAGAATTTTGGAGTAATATAAAATGACCACACCATGCCTATATAGCATTATTAGATATGCGCCATATGCAGAAACCGAAGAGTTCGCTAACGTCGGTGTGGTTCTTTGTGCCCCAAAATTAGGGCAGTTTCACTTTCAACTGACTCAAGGTAACAATGCAAGAGTAAAAAATTTTTTCCAAGATGAAATAATTTTTCCTCATGCGAAAGATGCAATTGCAAGAGAGCTAAAGTTTGCCCAAGAACAAAGTTATAAATTTAGCAATCCTGATAAATTAGCAAATTTTTTCAATTACTTAATTGGTAAAAAGGAATCCATCATTCATTTTAGTCCCGCGAGAGTTGTAATGTCTGAATGCCCTCAGGAAATGACGGATAGACTTTTTAATAAGTTTGTAAACCATTCAGAAGTGACAAAAGAATCTCGTGAAGCTATCTTGACAAGGGAACTTAAGAATCGTTTCTGTCATTATAGCGATCTCAAAAATGCTTTTAAAAAAGAGACACTTGGCGGAGAGTTGACGCGCTTTTCTTTACCATTTGTCGCTCGTCAAGAGGGTGAGATCTTATGTGCTATCAAACCCTTGGCATTCACGCAGGACAAGCCAGAAAAAATGATGGAGCACTGCGACTCTTGGACGGCAAAGATTCTACGCGCCGCCAGTGAGAAAATTTTATCTATCTCTAGTGTGTTGTTTACAATAGATTCGCCTTACCAGCCAAGTGACATTGAGGTAAAAGCGATGCGTGAAATTCGTAAGACATTCGATGAGAATGGTATTAATCACACAGAGCACAGAGATGAAGCATCAATAGTACAATTTGCCAGACAAGCAATTTAACCCGGCCCACGAGCCGGGTTTTTTATTGCCCACCCATAAAGCTATCCGCCATTCTGCCGATAACTATTCAGCCTGAAGCTGATAACAATAACTATCGCAACACTACCTGCCCGCCCGTGCGGGCTTTTTTATTGCCCCTTCCGCACCAGCTCCGCCGCATCCCTGTTAGCCCCCTTCCCTATCACATTGCCGGTTTCTTGCCGGGTACGCTCCAGCCTCTCCACCAGGTTATCCCTGCTGATCGGGGCGCCGCTAATTATCAAATCCACCACCGCCAGCCCCAAAGCGTTGAGAATCAGGCCAGCATTATCTTCGTTGATGTTCATGGCTCACCTCAAATGATGTTTTTTTAATCATACCAGCCAGCGTTAAAAAATAAATATTCGACAAAAACAAAAACTTAACCATTAGCGGTGTTATTTTTATCTCTTGCGGTGTTGACTTAGTTACCACTTGCGGTGATTATTGTATCCATCAGCAGGACGAAGCACTCACCAGGACGGTGAACCTACAACGATTCAGTGATGAATCTACGAGGCTGAAAAGCCTGATAACCAAAGTGAGCTTTGGGATGTGGCAAGCGAGAACGGGTAAACGTGAAGAAGCCCTGACTTGTGCGGCTGGTTACCGCCCACATCACCAAAGTTCATCAGGAGGTCACCATGACACGCAAAACAGCATTCAATGGGTCGGCAGCAGGTCGTCGCCGTGAGCGTCGCGCAGCAGTACAGAGCGCAGTTGCCGTAAGCGCTGAGAACATGCATCGCCCTACCCTCAGTCGCGCTCAGGTTCAGGCTAAAGGCCAGCACCACACGCCAGCAAGCATTGAAGATGCGACTCCGATTAAGTTTGTTGCACAGGATGCAGTGTGGCAGCGCCAGGAATACAAGCGCCAGCTCGAACGCGCAGCCATCGTCTACAGCAATGAGTTCGGCAATAAGCCACTGGATAGCGGGATGTGCCTGCCGGATGTGGCGATTTATGCCGCCGGTCACCGCAAGAGCAAATCGATCACAGCTCGCTGAGGTGGCCCATGAAGAACAGCATCAAGCTGCAGACGAGTGCTTGCAGCTTGATGAGAGAAGCTTAGATGGGTTCATGCTCTTCGATATTCATCAAAGACATTCCCGTTTCAACAAACCCGTCTGGGTATCGAACATCGAATCGAGTTAATGGAGGAGTTGTTGAGTTGGTTAAATTCTCAACAGTTCCCCAAACACCAGACCTGTGCCTGAGAGTCACCTTATCCCCAACGATAATTTGGCTCATTTTCGTTCCTTATGTGATTGATTTGAATAAATCACTATACCAGATCCACAAATAAACCAACCTCGCAATAAACAACAAATCTCACTTGATTTTTCATACCTCGCCGCATTTACGAGTGCGGCCAGTTATGAGACGGCGGCCATCCACCGCCAACATTTTTTGCGCATCCAGGCGCAGGGGTTTTTTACGTTCAGCGGCGCGGCTTAAGCGCGGAGATGATTATGTCCAGACACTGTGAAAATTGCGGATGTGCTATCCGCTCCGGTTATTGCACCAACTGCCAGGAAGAAGCGTATATCGCCTTCGTACAGGCCCCCGAAATGGAGTTCAGCGAAGAGTTTATGCGCGCTGCATTCCAGCAGGATTCCGAGAGTCGCAACCGGGAGGCCTCATGATTCATCAGCACTATGGCACCCAGGAAGTTAACCGGGGCGCAGTCCAGCCAGGCATGCTCGTCAAGCACAAAGACAGCACCTGGACAGCGTCAGCGCATAAGCGCGGTCGACTCTACCTGCATCGCGGGTATGAACGCACTTACACAACAGATCTGCTGGTTGAGGTTTATCTCGACGGGCTGGGTCGCGGCTTGAGTCACTGAGGATATCGATATGGAAACCAAATTTTTGTCAGATGGTCGCAAGGTCGTTGTAGTTGGTGCGCTGAATAATCAAGAGACGATCGTTCAGGAGGTATTTGTCACGCAACAGGGTGATGAAATCCCCGGCGGCGAGCGCTTTGTTGTGAAGAGCCTCCATGACCAGCCCGTTGAAACATGGTCCTCTCGTGAAAAGGCGAAACAAGAGAAGGTGTTGGCTGACGCTAAGTTGAAAATTGAAAAAATCAACGCGGAAATTGGCAACCTCCAGAATACCTTAAGCTTCTGGAAAGAGATGGTTAAGCAGGTCAAGGCGTTCTCTGAGCATATCAATGAGGCTGATTTAGACCATTTCGCAAATGTAATGACCGGGCAGGTTAAATTTGCCATTCGCCGTGATTATAGCGTTCCTTCAATTGAGCGCTTTGAAGATTTCATGTCGTCAATTGATAACTATTATGGACGTAAAAACTTCGAAGGCATCAAGTGCTTATCTCTTTTGGGCAGCACTAACGGCGATATTGCTTTAAGAGTGAATCGTTATTCAGACGGAAGCGGTGGGAGCGATACGGTTGAGTTCTACAACACCATCGAAGAAGCCAGGCAGTGCGTTAAGCGCATTGCTCTGGGTAGGCTTGATGGCGGCAGCCTGAGCATTGATGAGGTCAGGAAGTGTTGCCGGATGGGAATTGTTTTCAGCAAGGATGAATTAGAGAAAATCAAAGATCGACTCTTCTCTGCGTCGGAAAAAAATCTCGCCCACTACCAGGAGAATTTCGACAAGCAGGTCGCTCAAATTAATGATGGCAAGCAGGCTATAGAGAAAATGCTTAACGAAGCAATAAGCTAGCCCGCACCGCTATCGGCAAGTAATCCCCCACCCCACCCCATTTCACATCTGGCAGCCAATCGGTGCCGGGTGGCTCATATCCAGAATTCAGGAGTAACCCATGAGTGAAGCAACGGATTTAGTCGTCATCGAGAAGTCGAACGCGATGGCAGTCTTTACCAGCAAAGAACAGCTCGACCCGCTGCTCGAGAAAATCGAGACAGAGGCCCGCAGCCTGGTACCCGACCTGACCACCAAGAAAGGTCGCGACGCCATCGCATCAATGGCCCACAAGGTAGCCCGCTCGAAAACGTACATCGACAACGCCGGTAAAGACCTCGTTGCCGAACTCAAGGCATTGCCGAAGCAGATCGACGAAAGCCGCCGCATTGTGCGTGAGCGCCTCGACGCGCTGAAAGATGAAGTTCGCCGCCCGCTGACCGAGTGGGAAGCCGAACAGGAGCGCATTAAAGCCGAAGAGGAAATGAATGCGTGGCATGCCGAAGCGCTGGTGATGAACGCAGAGTTCGATCGCCAACTGGCAGCACGCCGCGAAGCAGACCACGAAATGGCCCTGCTGATGAATGACAAGTTCGACCGGGATCGGGAAGAACAGCGCCGCCTGGCAGAGCAGGCCCAGCGTGACCGTGAAGAGCAGATTAAGCGTGAAGCCGCCGAGCGGGCTAAGCGTGAGGCGGAAGAGAAAGCAGAGCGTGAACGTGCCGATGCTGCCCGTCGCGAAGCTGAATTAAAGCTCAAGGCGGAGCAAGCGGAACGTGACCGTGTGGCCGCCGAGCAGAAGGCAGAAACAGATAAGAAGACGGCGCTTGAGCAGGCTGAGCGTGAAAAGCAGGAAGCTATCGCCGCTTTGCAGCGCAGAGCACAGGAAGAGGCAGCCCGCCTTCAGCGTGAGGCTGACCAGAAAGAAGCAGCACGACTGGCGGAAGAGAAGCGTGTAGCTGATGAACTGGCAGCGCGTCAGGCTGATGTTAATCACCGCAAGACAGTCGGCACCGCCATCGTCAACGCGCTGACGGCGCATACCAGCCTCTCCCGCGAGCAGGCCATTGAAGTCCTCACGGTGATGAAAGACGACCTGATCCCCCGCGTCGAAATTAATTATTGAGGTAACCCATGAACATCACATGCGAGTGCGCAGAGATGCGCACGTCTGTAGGTCAGCGCAACACAATCAGGCTTGAGCTTGAAGATGTGGTGCTGGCTGGCACCATCGACACCAGAGAGGTGCTTAACCAGCTGGATGGCGCTGTCATCATCGAATGGCTGGCTGAGCAGGGCTACACCGTCCTTCACCAGGAGCGTGCAGCATGAGCGCTATGGAGCGCTGGGATGACGACGCTTTCGTCAGACTGATGCGAGACGTGATCCCCGATACGCCGGATGACGATAACGAGCCGGTTAACCTGGCTGCAGAACGCCAGAATCCAGTGATCAGCTGGGCAGAATTTGCAGGAGATTTCACATGAACCTGAATCTGTTAGACGAGCCATTCGCCACTGGTGATATCGAGTGGCGCATTCAGCAAGCTGGGAAGAGCGGTAACAAGATTTGGGCCAAGGTGCTGGCATACGTTACCAACCGGGCAATCATGAAGCGCCTCGATGAGGTGTGCGGCAAGGCTGGCTGGCGTAACGAATATCGCGACATCCCCAACAATGGCGGGGTTGAATGCGGCATCTCCATCAATGTGGATGGAGAGTGGATCACCAAATGGGATGCAGCTGAAAACACTCAGGTGGAAGCGGTGAAAGGTGGGCGATCTGGAGCGATGAAACGCGCCGCCGTGCAGTGGGGGATCGGGCGTTATCTCTACAACCTGGAGGAAGGATTCGCCATTGTCTCAGCGGAGCGGGCAAATGGATTCCACTATGCCAAATCAAAAGAAGTTGGCGTGTTTTACTGGAAACCCCCTGTCCTGCCAGCCTGGGCATTACCTGCCGGGTCGGCGCATGAGCAGAGCGAACCACAGCCAGCAGAGCAAACAAAAGAGCCAGAGCCACCTCAAAGCGTGGATGCGGACAAGATACTCGCCGCGTTCTCTTCCTACGCCAATAACGAAACGGACATCAAGAAGTTAACTGAGCAATACAGAAAGACCTGGGCGGAGCTTAGTGGCTATGTAGAGCACCAGGAAAAATGCAAAGACGTCACTGGCATCAGACGTTCCGAACTTACACAGGCGGCATAAATGGCAATTAACACGATCACAGTTTCAGGCAATGTCGGGAAAGACGCGGTTCTCCGCGTTACCCCAAACGGCAAGCACATCTCCTCGTTCTCCCTCCCGGCTAAGTCTGGGTTTGGTGACAATGAGAAAACCTCCTGGCTTAACTGCAAGATGTTTGGGGCGATGGCTGAGAAACTCTCCACGGCGATTGTTAAGGGTGCAAAGGTCACGGTGACGGGTGAGTTCGTCGTTGAAGAATGGACCAAGCAGGACGGATCGCAGGCGCAGACACCCACCATTCTTGTGCGGGATATCGACCTTCCGCCACGAAATGGTCAACAACAGAGCCAGCAGGCGGCATCTCAGCCACAACGTCAGCAGCAGCGCGCGGCGCAAGCTCCGTCTAACGAGCCGCCAATGGATTTCGATGACGACATCCCATTTTAAGGAAAGATATGAACCACTTAATGATTGACCTCGAAACGATGGGTAACGGGCCTTATGCGCCGATCATCTCCATTGGCGCTGTGTTCTTTGATCCAAACACTGGCGCAACTGGAGATGACTTCCAGGTGAACGTATCACTTGAATCATCAATGCGGTTCCGCGCACGGCCTGACGCCTCAACAATCCTGTGGTGGATGGAGCAAGGCGAAGATGCTCGCAAATCGTTAACCACTGACACGCAGGACCTTTCAACCGCCCTGTGCTGGCTGTCTGATTTCATCGCCAAACATGCCAAGCCGCGATTCGTTCAGGTGTGGGGCAACGGCGCATCGTTCGACTGCGTCATTCTCCGCAACAGCTACGCGCTTACCGGGCAGGAAGCACCATGGCAATGGTGGAATGACCGCGATGTGCGCACTGTCGTTGAGATGGGTAAAGCGATCGGCTTCGACCCTAAGCGCGATATGCCATTCGAAGGCACCCGCCACAGCGCGCTGGATGATGCCATTCATCAGGCCAAGTATGTCTCTGCTATCTGGCAGAAGTTAGTCAAATAACCCTCCACTAAGGAACACCAAATGTCACAACCTCCTCAAGGGGCGGGTTACTTTCGCGCGCCCAAAAAACTGGAATCGAAGGATGAGGTGATCGCCCGCGTCTGCGCCTTCCTTGCGGAGGAGTTGGGCAAAAAGCGCGTGGATAGCAGAACGCCCGAGCAAATTCAGCAGGCTGAGGACGCTTGCTGGGAGCGGCGTTCTCTTCGCCGGTACGAATCACAGCTCTGGCAAAACAATCTCAGAGCTTCGTTCTACCCGACATTCATACCGTGCGGGCCGATGAAGCCATCACGCATTAACGACCGTGACCGTGACTATATCGGTCGCTTCGGTCATGTGAGGAACGACTGATGAAACACGCTCACGACGACATAGTAGTTCACGGACTTCGCCTGACATTCATTGTCGGACCTAACGGCTGGCTAATGCCATGGGGTGAAGTGGTCAGCAACCCACTCAAGGCGCAGCGACTCGCTGAGGAATATCTCATCAAGCAGGAGGCGGCATGACCGATTACACCGGAAGTAACACGCCAGCAGATCAGCGTGATTTATGGCGCACGCCGCCAGCACTCTTCGCTGCACTGGATGCTGAGTTCTGCTTTCAGTTGGACGCCGCCGCAGCTTCGCACAATGCACTCTGCCGAAAGTTCATCACCGCCGAGCAGAACACGCTGGAAACGCCGTGGAGCCATTTCCTCACCATTCCCGGTTATGCCTGGCTGAATCCACCTTACAGCGACATCACGCCATTCGTGAAGAAAGCCGCAGCGGAGAGCAAAAACCAGATCGGTACCGTCATGCTGGTTCCGGCTGATACGTCCGTCGGCTGGTTCCGTGAGGCTATCGAGACAGCCAGCGAGGTGCGATTCATCACCGCCGGGCGGCTGGCATTTATCAACCCGGTCACCGGAAAACCGGTATCGGGCAACAACAAAGGCTCGATGCTCATCATTTGGCGCCCGTACCCGCGGACACACTGCGAGTCCACTTTCGTGGAGCGCGACGTATTAATGACTTTCGGAGCGAAACTTCTCGCCAGACGGGAGGCGGCATGAAGCGGATGACAACCGAGCAGGAGAATGCCTTGCACTGTCAGGCCCGGCGGTGCAGTGACGAATTGAAAGCGGCGATGCGCAAAAAGCCCAAGCCGAACTGGAACAAAGTCGTCCCGCCAATCCTCCGCAAATATCACCAAATAGTCGAGCCTCTAGGCATCAGCCTTATCAAATTTAACAGCGAAATTGGGCGCCTGAACGGGCGCTACGGAGTTGAGTCATGATCATCAAAGAAAGCAAAAACATCCGAATCGAACTCGGTGAAAAGTACGTCGTAACCGGTTCAGCGCACGACCTGATTTTGAGCGAGAAGAAAATCAGCAAAGAGGGTAAGAACGCCGGTCAGGAGATTCTATCTCGCCTGGGTTACTACAGCAAGTTTGAGCATCTTGTCCGTGAGTTGATGCACAAGGAGATACTGGAGTCGGAGGCGCAGAGCCTGCAGGAGTTGCGAGACCACATCCAGAAGGTCAGCGAAACGCTCGCCAAGGCTGTCGGATTATGACAGCACAAATCACCCGGGAGCTTATAGCTCCCTTTTTATTGCTGGCGTTTGCCGTCAGCAGGATTAACCGACAGTTCAGGGAGCACTGACCATGAGCGAAGAAATTAAGCCGTGCCCGTTTTGCGGATCCGCTGCCCAGTGGCTTAACCATCAATTCAATGGAATAGATTTTGGCGGCCATCAGATAGCTTGCTTGAACCCTTCTTGCCAAGCGCAAGGTCGTTACTCAGGCCAAAAACAAAAGGCCCTTGTCGCTTGGAATAACCGAGTGGAAGAAAAGTCATGACTGAAATCATCGATCAGGCCAGCGCTCTCGAAGAGATGATGCGCGAACAAGCTATACAGGCTCACCGGATTAACCGTGATGCGGTATCGGCAACGCACTGTAGCGATTGCGGCGAGGATATCCCTGATCTGCGCCGGGTGAAGGTGCCGGGATGCCAGCGCTGCGCCAGTTGCCAGCAGGATGAAGAATTACGATCGAAGCATGGGAGGGGTGATGGATTTCAGCAAGTTGAGTGACTTTGAGATCAATAAGCGTGTGGCAATTTCCCGCGGCCTGAAGGTGCAAGAGATTGACGATAGTAAAGCCTCCGGGATGACGAGCAAATATCATGAACTCAAGCCGCATACAGTTTGGGTAAGTGATGGATCTGGGCCGTGGGAGCAGTACGCCCCTACTCTCTGCTGGTCTGACGCAGGGCCGATCATCTCAGATAACCAAATAAACATCCTCTGGAACTGGAATGAAGAAGGCGTGCACGGTGCCACCGCCGATCCTCTCTATGAATATGAGCATGAGAATGCGCTTCGTTCAGCAATGATTGTATTCCTCAAAATTCAGGGGTCAGCCAATGTTCAAACTAATCCAGCGCGGCCAGATATTCGCTGACTCAGCAGGCTGGCCCGTCATCATTCATAGCAGCACATCAGAAGTGGTCCGCTACTGGCGACAGGGCCGGATCAACACCGCATCAATCGACCGCTTTAACAATGACTTTGAGCACCTCGACCACCGGGAGGCGGAGCAGATCCGCACCGAGCTGGAGACGAGCGAGCACATTAAATCGCTGCGCGCCCAGCGTGCGGCATGAGGAGAGATTATGCGCATCACCATGACGGTTAACTCAACACTGGATATTGAGAAAGCCATCGTCGCATTACAAAGGTTCATCAGCGAGAAAAAGCCAGATGATGGGACTAGCGATGTGTGGGGGATCGGCATTACCGGCGGCACCTACTTTGAAGTGGGAGTTAAGCCGAACGGCAATTACACGGTTAAGCAGCGGTAGTGAGGAGAGATTATGGGATGGATTAAGTGCAGTGACAGGATGCCTGAGCAGTATGTCGAGGTTCTTGTTTGCTCTGACGACGGTAGCCGATACATCGCGGCACTGAACAGAGCAATGACCTGGGACGATGGCGATTTCTTCGATGACATCCAGAACATTACTCACTGGCAGCCGTTACCTGATCCGCCAACCATATGACGCAACTGATAGCCAGTTATGAGCTGGCTATTGGGTGCGAATGCACTGCCACGTTATCCCCCTTTCCCCGGCCATAGTGACGGGATTCTTTTTGCCTGGAGTAAGCCATGAGCGACATTATCAATCTGGTACCGAATAAATGGGTCACAGAAGAGCTTTTAACTGCGACAACCGGCATGACAAAGCACATGATTCAGCATGCCCGCCGGTCAACTTGGATGGAGGGAAAGCATTATCGCCATGTTGCCCCTGATATGGCACCCAAGCAAAACAGCCCAATCATGTATAACCGCGATGAGATAAACCACTGGATCGAGCACCAAAGCCCAGCGAAACGCCGGAGGATATCTGCTTAAATGTCCTTTGGCACATCAAACGAGGAATGATTATGGCAGCATACCCAACAGGCGTAGAGGTTCATGGAGAATCGTTACGCATATGGTTCATATATCAGGGGAAGCGTGTCAGGGAAAATCTAGGCGTTCCTGACACGCCGAAAAACAGGAAAATGGCAGGTGAGCTTCGGGCTTCGGTCTGCTTTGCGATAAAGACAGGCACATTCAATTATGCCTCACAATTCCCGGATTCATCGAACTCAGAGAAATTCAGTACTGTCAGAAAGCAAATCTCACTACTTGAACTGAAATCGAAATGGCTTGGGCTTAAGGAGATGGAGCTTAGTCTCGGGACGTTGAGGCGTTACGATTGCCACCTCACAACCACTATCGAAACAATTGGTGAGCACAGGTACATCGGCAGCCTGAATACTGAAGATATCCTTAGTGCCAGGAAGGAGCTACTGAACGGCTGGCAGAAGACAAGGCATGGCCTTAATCATCCACCAAAAAAAGGAAGAAGCGTTCCTACAGTCAATAGCTATATGGCATGTCTTGGCGGGATGCTGGGCTTTGCTTTCAAAAGTGGCTACCTGAAAACCGATCTGATGGCAGGTATCACCCCGCTCGCAAAAGAAAGGCCTGTTCCAGATCCTCTTACTTCTGGCGAGTATCAGCGAGTGGTTGCGGCCTGCCCAACGCTGCAGTTTCAGAATATGGTTATCTTTGCGGTAAACACAGGCGTCAGGCATGGCGAACTAAGCGCTTTAGCCTGGGAGGATGTGGATACTGTTAACTGGACTGTTACGGTGTCACGGAACTATTCCCTGAAGGGTAACTTCACCCTGCCAAAAACCAACGCCGGGATTCGAACAATACAGCTGACCCAGCCAGCAATTGATGCCCTCAAGGCGCAAATGCCACTGACCAGAATGATGGTATCCCACAAGGTAAGCGTCAGCCTACGGGAATACAAAAAAAAGAGAACCGATGAATGCACCTTTATATTCTCCCCGTCCATTACTTCAATGAACGGTAAGAAGACGATGTGCTACGTTCCCGGATCCATTAATTCAGCATGGCGCACTGCCCTGCGTCGTGCAGGCGTCCGGCAAAGACGGTCTTATGAAACCAGAAACACATATGCGTGCTGGGCACTGGTCGCCGGAGCGAACCCAAATTTCGTTGCGCACCAGATGGGCCATTCGTCAGCGCAAATGCTATTCACGGTTTACGGTAAATGGATGACCGAGAATAACCATGACCAGGTGGGCATTTTGAACGCATCGTTTACTCAAAATGCCCCACTGATGCCCCATAGAAAAACCGCATAAACTTAACTATCTGATTTAACATATCAATATCACTTCAATCATGATTCATCTGGATGAGCAAGGTCGGCTCCTTTGCCTTTAGCTTCCTGCCGGTGATGTTCTGTATCGCCATCCCGCTGGGGCTGGCCCGCGAAAACAAAGGCGTAGCGGCGTTTGCCGGCTTCGTTGGCTACGCGGTGATGAACCTGGCGGTTAACTTCTGGCTGACCGCCAAAGGCATCCTGCCGACCACCGACGCGGCAATCCTGAAGGCCAACAACATTCAGAGCGTGATTGGTATTCAGTCTATTGATACCGGGATCCTCGGGGCCGTGATCGCAGGCGTGATCATCTGGATGCTTCATGAACGTTTTCACAATATCCGCCTGCCGGACGCGCTGGCCTTCTTCGGCGGTACCCGCTTTGTGCCCATCATCACCCTCGTGGTGATGGGGCTGTTTGGTCTGATCATTCCGCTGATATGGCCGGTCTTTGCCATGGGCATTACCGGTATTGGCCGGATCATTAACAGCGCCGGTGATTTTGGCCCAATGATCTTCGGTACCGGCGAACGTCTGCTGTTACCCTTTGGGCTTCAGCATATTCTTGTGGCCCTGATCCGCTTCACTGAAGCGGGCGGCACGATGGACGTGTGCGGCCACGACGTCAGCGGCGCGCTGACCATCTTCCAGGCGCAGCTGAGCTGCCCGACCACCCACGGTTTCTCCGAGAGCGCCACCCGCTTCCTCTCCCAGGGTAAAATGCCGGCCTTCCTCGGCGGTCTGCCGGGTGCCGCGCTGGCGATGTACCACTGCGCCCGTCCGGAAAACCGTCATAAGATTAAAGGCCTGCTGATCTCCGGCGTCATTGCCTGCGTGGTGGGCGGGACCACCGAACCGATCGAGTTCCTGTTCCTGTTCGTGGCGCCGGTGCTGTACCTCATTCACGCCGTGCTGACCGGTCTGGGCTTTACCACCATGGCGGTGCTGGGTGTGACCATCGGTAATACCGACGGCAACGTGATTGACTTCGTGGTGTTCGGGATCCTGCACGGCCTGTCGACCAAGTGGTATCTGGTGCCGGTGGTGGCGGCTATCTGGTTCGCGGTGTACTACGGGATCTTCCGCTTCGCCATCACCCGCTTTAACCTGAAAACGCCGGGTCGCGATACCGATGCGGCCACCAGCGTTGAGCAGGCCGTTGCGGGTAAGATAGGGAAGTCCGGCTATAACACCCCTGCCATTCTCGCGGCGCTGGGCGGTGCGGATAACATTACCTCGCTGGATAACTGCATTACCCGCCTGCGCCTGTCGGTGGCGGATATGTCGAAAGTGGATACCAACGCCCTGAAGGCCAACCGTGCTATCGGCGTGGTACAGTTAAATCAGCATAATTTGCAGGTGGTCATCGGCCCGCAGGTGCAGTCCGTGAAAGACGAGCTGGCAACCCTGATGCGAACAGTAGAAGCCTGA